GCTGTAGCTCAATCATCTTTAACTTTTTGTTTAATTTAGCAGTCTTTGCAGTGATAGCATGTCCCAACATAGTACCAGCAACACCAAAGATTTCACTACTAAATCTACTGTCTACTTGCATACCTAATTCCATCAAGTCTTTATAACTGTTAGTAGCTAACTCAGCTAGTCCATCCATCTCAGTATCTGCTGATTCTAATCCACGTACTTGTGGTAAAGCATTCTCAATCTTTTCTAAGTTAGATAATGCGTCAGTTGTTATTTCTTGTGCATCTGAGGGAATAGGAACAGTTAAGCCCATCTCATCTTCAGACAGTGGCATTTCAAAAAGTTCTTGTAATTTTTTGGTCATAAAAGTATTTAGTTACTTTTTGCGACCGTTGTAGAAAAGGTCATCTTCTGTAATGACTCTGAATGTATACCCTTGACTTTTACAGTAGGCCATTGCAGCCTGCCACTTAGCATGATTTAATGCTACTACCATTCTATCTTTGGCGTTTGCTACTTTGCTCTCAATGATACTTTGTTTTTTAGGTTTAATCTCTACTACTTCTGCTATCTGTTTACCGTACTTGTTTTGATATACTACAAAGAAGTCAGGTATATATCTAGTAGGTTTTCCTGTAAAGGGATTTTTATAAGGTATAGCTATAGCTTCACTTGCCCAATATATGATATGCTTGTTGTTATCACAGAATTGCATGAACGTCAATTCCCAACCTGAACGATATCTAGGTGTGTGCTTACCTACATATTTTTGAGGATTAGTTGGAGTGAAATTACCTTGTGCCCACTTAGCCATATATTAAAGCACAATGTTACGTGCTACTGGAAGATTGGGTTGTGGTATAAAACTAATACCGTACAATGCAGACTTAGATTTAAAACTGTTTAAGTAATAAGCAATAGTTCTATTCATGTCAAGTTTAGTTTGACCTTGAATACTTTCTAACAATGTAGTTGCAGGTATACCAGTGTCTTGTGCAATTTTAAAAAAGAATGTTGTAAAATTATCTGCGATTGTTCTAGTATCACATGTTTCAACAAAATATCCATGTACTATATCATATTGATTTGAAGGTACTTCTAAATTAAAATTGTAAAAATTATCAAAAATTCTTACTGTTTGATCTAATGAATTTAAATTATTGTCTAAACTTGATGCCATGTTATACTCCATTGCCCGGTATATTATTTATGATAACAGGAGGTGCCTGTTTAGCACCATTAGGCGCACCAGCAGTACCGAACAAGTTTGTTGTTTGTCCAAATGCAGGGAATTGAAAGTTTAAATTCCTATTAGGTGTTTGTTGTATTGAGTTAGTTGCTGCCGCTATAACTTCTGATTTAGCAAGTTGTTTCAAGTTAACATTTTTAAATGTATTATATGTGACACCAGCTTTTTGTATTGCACTCAAATATTTTCCATCTGTTAAATCTTGTATAGCTCCACCGACACCGTCAACTAAGCCGCCCTGACCTAATATAGTACCTTGTGATCCTGCTCTAGCAATAGGACTTACTGTTCTGTCGTAGTTTGCTTCATCACCAAATCCTTTAACAATATTACCAGGCGATCTACCATCAATTGCTCCATCAAAGTATTTTACTGTTTCGTAATCAATTGTCATTTGATTTTCCATAGTGCCATTGCCCTGAGCATAATCATACGTATCATGACTAAAGTTAGTAATGATAGGATTAATCAAAGTGTATGCCACAAAATTATGCTGATTAAAGCCAAATACAGTAATATTTTTAAAAAAAGGGACTTTAGTAGCTCCAATGGCTGCTTGTGTATTAGTCTGAACAGTACTTGATGTTTCACCAATATATCCCCAATCATTATCGCCGGTGATTGATGGTTTATATATGTTTCGCTGATTATAGTTCGTAGTATTATTGACTGAAACAATCTGTTCGTCCGACTGTGTTTGTCTTCCTGCATTAAGAAGAACAGGCTTAGTTGCATCCTTATAGTAATATGTATAGTAATTATACCACATATTTCTGATTAAATTTCCATTGTCATCATGGAAATTAATATCGATAGGATTATACTTTATTTTAGATTGTACAATACGTTTTCTATTGTACTGATTCATTTCATGAGTCGTAAAATTATAGCTAGGCAATTTTACTGTTTTTACTGCAAGCCCAAAGTTTGCACCAGTAGACAAACCCTTTGAATATGCATTCTGATTTATTTCAAAATATACATGAAATAAGAATTTAAACTTAGGTGCATATTGGTATGAATTAGGTCTAAAAGTTTTACTGGCATGTGTGTAATCACGTAGGTAATCGCTGCCGAAGAATCCTCCGACAGCGTCCTTAAGTAAAGATACACCCCAATTGGCCATGGGTTATTGTCTAATTAAGCTTGACCAGATCCAATACCAGTAGTCAATGCACCACCTAAGGCTCGACCAACTGATGTACCAACACCAGAAGCCAATGGTGATTGAACTGCGTTATCGAATCGTATTGTCAATGAAATTGTAACAACATCATTTGTTCCGTAATTCAATGTATTGTAGTTTGCTTGTTGGATGAAACATCCATAGCATTCCCATGTTTCTAAGACAGTAGGAACAGCCGTGCCGTTACCACCATCTAAAACTTCGATGTTTGTTTGGAACTTATAATCTTGACCAGTAGCCGCTGATGCTTGCTCAACAAAGTCTAATTGCTTCTGCAATTGTTGACCTACTAGTTTTGAAACTTGTCCACCTGCATCATCTCTGATGTTAACTGTTAGTGCTTGCCATTCATGACGACCTGCCAAATACATAGTAGAGTTGTAAACTGGTAATGTGATCTCACCAAAGCTTACTGAAGGACGTGAAATGTCAACGACCTGTTTAGTAAGTTCGATAGTTTGACCAATACCTAAATTGAAAAAGTTAACTCTAAATCTATATTGTAGTTTGGGCATTAACAAGCCCTGATTTCCACCAGCGTTATCTGACGCTACGGTCATGTTGAACAATGATTGTGAGGCTGTTGCCATTTTTTAATCTCCTGTATACTTATTTATCTTTAATGTTGATACCCCGAAGGGGTATCATTTACACTGTGCCTGATATCTCGCCTGTGTTTAGAACACGAACGGGGATGTAAATGAATTCAGCAGCCTTAACTGGCTCAACTGCAACATCAATCCAAAGTTCATTTCTATCAATTCTAGCAGGTGTGTTGTTTGAATCATCACATACTACTAGATAATCGTAAATACCACGTTTTGCAACTAGGTCTACTAACAACGTTTCGACAACACCTGAAATTTCTTGTCTTGTCGTCTGAACGTTAGGATCGAATACGAATGGACGTGCTGCCAATGTCAACTGTCTACGTATGTAAGCAATTAAACGAGCAACGTTAGTTCTGTCTAATGCACTTGAACTGTTAAAGCTAGTCTTATTACCATAGTTCAATAAACCAACACCAGTGAAGAACACTAATGGGTTGATGAAGTTGATATACAATACATCTCGAATACCTAAACGTGTCTTGATAGTTTGGAACTCACCTGTAGTACGGTTTAGATAACCAATGTTCAATGCATTGTCGATAGTACCTCTTCGTGTACCTGCTGCCGCTAACCAAGGATAACCAACAGTATCATTACGTAAGAATGTGCGTAGCATCATGTGTGATGCAGGTACAGCAACTTCATTACCTGACAAGTCATTAGCGATACCACTTGGATAGAATAGACCTAAATAAGTGTTACGTGTCACTAGACCATCTTCACCTGTGCTTGTTGCACCTGCGTCATTATTTGCCCACGCTTGAATGTCAGTTGCACTATCAGGTAGACCCATTGGGGTATCACCAATAATGTAAGCTGTTTCACCACGATCAGCATTCAATACAACCATGTTAGGTTGCATTTCTGGATAGTAAGGTGATGCCATCAAGTTGAAGAAGTTATCTTCGTCACGAATTGCAGTGTTTGTGTCAATTGATGAACGCAATGCTTGTACAACCATAGCACGTTGTGCTTTACGACCCATATACGGTGAACCATTTGACTGATTACCACTTACTGTTACCCATGCATTTGTCTCTGTTGGTAATGTCTCATCAGGGAAACTTGTTGCATTGAAGTAATTTAAACGGAACTGTTTAACATTATAACCACTACGGCGTGTGTTGAATAACATCATACCTTGTGGATATAAGCTCGGAGTAGGAGCATCTAAGTCAAGGTAGTTACTTGATAATAAGCTAACGATTGACGGAATAGGATCATCTGTAATACTTGTTGTACCACTTGTTGCCCAACGTGCGTCTGCAAATAGTACACCAGTTGAACTAACTTGGTCGGTATTATCAATCAATACCCACTGATCTGTTCCACCTGAAAGCTCCCAACGATAGATTACTGGATAGTTCTCTAAGTCAGTAGTATCAATCCAAATATCACCGTATACCAATGCTGTTCCGTCACTTTGTACTGTTGGAGCAGATGCTGAAACAATAGGGCCATTAGGATCAGTTGTGTTTGTACCACTAGCAGCCGGGAAACCAGATGAGTCATATGATGTGTTTCTATAACCAATCCATGCGCCACCTTTTTGAACCATAATGTCAACTTGGTTAGTTACACTCCAGAACCAATTTGTATTATCAACTGGTTCAATAGTAGGCTCACCTTCGTTAGCTTCATATGTAAATTCTACCCAATTACTTAATTGAGTCATATATTTTGCTGTAGGTGAACCGCCAGTTTGTGTGATAGTAACTGCTGTGATTGCACCACCTGATACACTTGTTACACGTACTTGTAAGTTGTTAGCTGGACTTGTTCCGCCTAAACTTGTGCCTGCTATAACAATAGCATCACCTACTACATATCCACTACCACCACTAGATACACCTCTATTTGAAGTACCTCCTAGTGTGTAATAATTATATTGTGAGAATATATTAAATGTTGCACCACTACCAACACCAGTAGTTGTAGATTGAGCGGCGCTAGTAAAATTTGCAGTTACAGTAGGACCGTATTTTACACCAATAGTTGTACCTTCAACAAAACCAGCAGTTGTAATTAAACCATTAGATACACCTGTAGAAACATATGATGAATTTACGGTATCATCCATAACAATTTCACCACCTTCAGTATGAGTCAATACAATCGCACCGTCAGTATTAATAGCTGCCGCTGTATACGGAATACCTGTTGCGGCCCATGCTGTTACAAAATCAGTAGCATTAGTATTATCTGCTAGTGTAAAGTTGTATGCACTACTTAATGTAGTTGATCCTGGTGTACTGACATATACATTCATATAGTATGGACCACTGTTGAATGCAGGTGATGTACTATCACTAGTAATAATTGTTGGGCCTGTAGCTAATCTTTCCCAGAAATATAAAGGTGATATACGTGTCGTAACGTTGTAATTATATTGTCCGTATATTGTTCCTGCAGGAATAACTTGACCACCACTAGCATCTAATGCTTCCGTTGCAGACCAATCAGATGTACTTAGTGTTACGTTTTTCAACTGCCATGTTTCAGTAGTTGAATTAAAACGTGACATCTTAGGATTCAACCCATTACCAGCCGCCCCAACTTTAATCCAGACAG